GCTGTACAGCCACTCACTATTTGATAGCTACGGCGGCGGACTATACTGGAGTTGCATCAGTTGGCGAGCCGGATGCCTCGACTACCAATCAATCAGCTGCTGCCGCAACCACTCTAACTACCTCTCTGACATCAATCACTGACCGTGATTGGGAAATTCTAGGCGAAGCTGGCTACAACGCTAACAACCCACCCTCAGCCAGCACGGGGGCGACAAGGCGAACCTTCGATGCGGCATTCGGCGCAGTGGGGCTCTTCGACCACAACGCAGCGATAACGCCGGCGGGCTCTGTCAGTATGACGACAACCCGCACAACTGCGGTCAACTCGATTGAGCATATCGCAGGGGACTTCGCGCCTGTAGCAGATGTCGCGCAGCCTCCTCCCCCTCCGCCACAACTAGGTCGCCTCTGGATCTATCCTCCTTATCCGCTTGCGCCTCAGAATCTTCTCGCCGGCAGGAATCCAGCTACCCGTCAGACTATTCAGCCTCAGCGCCAGATTGGTTGGACTTGGCGCTACCCACCTTATCCGCCGGCGCCCCGACTTCTCGCCCAAGCCAACCCTGCCACCCGTCAAACGGTCCCGCCTGGCGTCCAGGCGGGACTGACTTGGCGCTACCTGGCCTCTCCTCCTCTGCCTAACTTAGCTGCTCAAGCAGTTACTGCTGTTGTCTCTCCGATCATCCCTCTGCCCCCTCAACCAGGACTGCCGTGGATCTATCCAGCTTACCCAGTCCTGCCTAATCTTCTCGCTCTCAACAACCCAGACACTCGGCAGACTACTCCTGTCTATCCTCAGCCAGGACTAACTTGGGTCTATCCACCTCCACCACTACCACCTAACCTTGCTCTACAAGCTGACGCGACTCAACCGAACCTCCCACATTATCCTCAGTCAGGTTGGTCCTGGGCCTACCCTACGTATCTGCCTTTGCCTTTTCCGAATCTAGCTAGAGCCGCCGATGCGACTCAGCCTTCTCGTCCATTCTACCCTCAAGCAGGATGGTCCTGGTCTTATCCGTCATATCTTCCACCACCGCCACCTAATCTAGCTCTCCAGGCTGCTGCTACCCCGCCTGTCATTCCTCGTTATCCTCAGCCTGGGTGGAAGTGGCTCTACCCAGCTTACTTGCCACCGCCACCGCCGAACTTGGCTGCTCAGGCCGCTGCAACCCAACCTAACCGTCCATTCTATCCGCCGTCGGGCCTCTCAGTCACTTGGCCCTATCCGCTTCCTTTCATTCCGCCGAACCTGGCTGCTCAAGTTGTCGTCGTCACCGTCAACCCAATTATCCCGCTACCACCACAGCCGGGTCTGACTTGGTCCTACTCTGTCCAGCTTCTGCCGCCGAACCTTCTCGCTTCAGCCAACCCAGACACTCGTCAGCCTACTTCCTTCTACCCACAACCAGGGCTGAAGTGGACCTATCCTGTTCAAGTCCCTCCCCCCAACACAGCTGGTCAGGCTGCACCTACTGCGACGCCGATCATCCCGCCTGGGCAGCAGCATGGCTGGACTTGGAACTATCCCCCGTCTCCAGTCCCTCCAAACCTTCTAGCCCAGAACAATCCTGCGACTCGACAGACTGTCCCTCCTCGACCTCAGTCTGGTCTGGTTTGGATCTATCCTGCTTACCTGCCGCCGCCGCCGACGAACATCTTAGCTGGCCAGATTGCTCCAAGCCCACCGCCGCCTCCACCACCTCCCCCGCCGCCTCCTACGCCGGCGGCAGCAGATGGCCGCTGGTCTGTCTTCATAGGTTGCGGCGAGGAATATATCACTCGTCTCGACGAGTTCTCGACCTCACCAATGCTCCCACATGTCAATGAGGTCGGCTTCTCGTTCTTCTTCGCTATAGAGCCCCGCTCAAACGCTGACAGCCTGACCTTCATCAAGCCGTCAGGCTTAATCTTCCATGTCGACCCATCTCTAATCTCCCGGATCTCTCCGCCACTCCTAGGCTTCAGGGGTCAATCGGCTGTTTACCACACAGACCTCCTGCTCTATAACTTCCGGCCAGGAGATCTAAGTGAGGCTGGGACCTGGTCAGTCTACGCTGATCGTGGAGGTGTCGCCTCTAGTCAACCAGGAACCTTTGTCGTAGAGTGAGAGATGCCTTCGTTGGATCAATTTCTTCAGCTTCTGTCAGCCTTCGTGCCTCAGCAGCTTCAGGTGCAGGCTCCACCGACGAGACCTGGACCTGGCTTCATTCCAGGCGAACTCAGTCTAGATCAGTCTCTTGCTCCAACTGTGCCCGCCGGCGCAGCTCGCCCCTTTGCTCCTGGCGAGTACCTCACCAGCCCTGACAAATCATGGTCGAGCGAGCTAAGCATGACAGTCATGGGTGATCCTTCCTTCAACAATGGGCAGCCTACAGTTATCCCATCTCTTTGGATCAAAGACGGTAAGCCCTATGTTGCTAAGGATGAGGCTGAGGCGATCGAACTTGCTAAAGCGAGTGGGTTGGCCTTTCAAGGGTTCCCGACACTTGATGCTGCTGAGTCGTTCTCTACTCAACGCGAGAAAGGTTGGCAGGGAATGGAGCCGTCGGCTGCCTCCAAGAATGCTCCTCTCTATCAACCGCCGCCGGATCAGTATATAGAGCCGCCGGCAAAGGTCCCACAACTGACGCCAGCTTCAGCCTCCGATGCTTTAAGCGCAGTTCCTTCACCAGGACGTAAGATCACCTTCCCTTGAAAGCACCTTCCTCATGTCTTCTATCGGTAAGATACCCAAGCGCCGCGTCGCATCTTGGGCAAGAGAGTTGGTCGACCAATGCACGGTCTCCCGCCAAGACCGCATTCTTCAGTGTAAGACTATGCGGAACTTCTACTTCACAGGGACAGCTGATGGGACCGCCGGCGTCGACAATGAGGTCTACGCTGAGATCGATCACCTGGCCTCCTCACTCTTTTCTCCCGTGGACCCCCACTACGCTATCACCTTCGATCATTCCGAGACCGATGACAACCGGGCGATGGGTGAGGCCGCCGCCACCTACTTGAGCCGGGACTTTCAGCGCCACGGTGTCGATGAGACCTTCGCCGACGCTGTCAACTGGGGCCTGATTGAAGCCTCTTGCTTCGTCAAGCTTCTCTGGGATCGAGGCGGCTTTGACCCTTATCTTGTCGGCCAAACCTTCATGGGGGTGTTCAACGAAGCCACGACTGACATCGACCGCCAAGATGCCTTTGTCCACACCAGCTTCGTCACTCCTGCCTCATTCGAGCGCTCGATCAAAGGTCACCCAGAAGAGAAAGAGATCCTCCGCCAAGTCGCCCGTAGGGCGACTGCTGACATGTCTGACACTGATGGGCCTAGCGGCCTCCGTCGGCTCCTCATCGGCGGCACCATCCCTGTCAATTTAACTCCCCCTCAAACTTCTCAGCCCGCCGGGTGGGTCCAATGGATTCGCGGCCCCTCTGCCGTCATGGCCCCCCAGACTTTAGCTGACCTCCTTCAAATCGACGAACTCTGGGTCCTCGACAATGAGCGTGAGGACTACACCACCTTCCAGCTGATCGACGACATCATCATTGAAGGCAAGCTTCAACGCCGGAATCTCTCTGGTGTTAAAGGCCGCCATCCCTTCATCCAGGTCTCTCCCAACACTACCAAGGACTACTTCTGGGGTCGCTCCGAGGTCGCCACTTTGATGATGGCTCAAGAGGCCGTTACAGCTCAAGTCAATGGTATCAGCCGCACGATGAGAATGCAGGAAGACCCACCTCTATCTTTCCAAGGGATCACAGGCAACATTGATGAACGCCGCTCCGCTCTCATGAAACCTGGCGGCCGTATGGCTGAGATGAGTCCTCAGTTCAAGATCGAGAATCATGCCCCCAAACTCCCTGAGCAGGCTCTTCCTTGGCTCGAATCGCTCTACAATATCTTCCATCGAGCTTCTGGGTTTGATGCTCCAGTCTCTCGTGGGCTAGGAGATCAGGGGATGAGGAGTGGGCTTCAATCCAATACGGCTATCAGGATGGCAACTCCTCGGCTCCGGGATCGGGCTCTTGGTGTTGAACGTCGATATGCGGCGCTCGGGGATCTCGGCTTTCAGATGTTGCGGGCGAAGCTCCCTGTTCGGTTCACTTTGAAGGCAAAGAAACAAGATCAAGCAGAGCCAGTAGCATTCCTGCTAGACCAAATCCCGGATGACTATCGGCTAGAGGTTGATGCTCACAGCTCCAGTCCAGCCTTCGCTGATGATGCTCGCCGGCTTGCATTCGATTTAGCTCGGCTTAAAGCCGTCGACGATGTTGATCTTATCCGCTTGACACATCCTGCTCGTGAGGACACATTGATCGCGAACGCTGAAGAGAGGCATAGGGAGCACGCAGCTTTGATAGCTGCCCATCCTGAACTTCTCCGCAAGGGTTCACATCGCTGACTGGATAGGGCGTCTCTCCAGTTAGCTTCACTCTAGAGGAGGCCCACATGGCGAAGCGTAGGCATCGGCGCGGCAAGCGCTAGATTCTGAGCACGCTCCAAGCACGTTGAGGACATGGATTCACCGTCTCTTTCATCCATTCAGCAACCGCCGTTTGGTTCCTCCCCTTTGGCTCGCCCTAGCGGCAATCCAGGGGAAGCTGCCAACGGGGCGGCGATGGTGCAAGAGGCGGTGAACATGCTTGAGAAGGCCCTCTCTAACATCCCTGTGCAGCATCCGCTGCACAAAGAAGTGCTTGCGACGATCTCGAAGCTAAGCAAGCACGCACCTCCACAAGCTGCCTCCCCCGGGGTCAATCTTCAGGCGTTGAAGCAGATGCTTGCGTCGAGGATGCAGCAGAGTCCTTTGGCTGCTCTACAAGCCGGCCAGCCGGCGCCTGCTGGCGCCGGCGGCGCACCTCCAATGCCTCCTGCTGGCGGCATGCCGCCGCAGATGCCTTCACCAATGGGAGCCTGACATGGCTGACAAGTTTCCTGGCCCGTACCGCAACTCCGTCCCTCAGGATCTCGACAATCCCGACGCGATGGTGACCCGAGTGCCGTTCAGCAAGACTGACATTGGTGCCCGCAAGTCCGTCATGCCGAGCATCAAGAACTCGCAGTCTGTCTCTCACACCCCGAATATGAACTCGAAATAGGGGTCTGCTATGCCGCTGATCGACCTCAGTGACGAAGACTCGGCTCTTCTTGACGCAGTCAAGAAGGCCGGCGGTGCTCGTGCGCTTGACCTTGGCATGAGAGCCTATGCTCTTCATCAGAAGCTCTATACACACAAGGACACGGCCGTCGATTATCAGAAAGCAATCAAGACTGTGGTGCCAGAGGCTCAGGTCGCCTCTGATGTAGCAGCTCCCTATGTCGCCCGGATCGACGATGTCGATGCCCGGCTCAACAAGATGATCGAAGAGCGCGACGCTGAGAAGAAGGCCGCCGCTGATGCAGCGGCTCAAGGCGACTTCGACAAGAGCTGGAACGACACAGTCTCAGCTTATAGCCTGACTGAAGAGGGCCAGGAGAAACTCATCAACTTCATGAAGAACCGCAAACTTGCTGATCCTGAGGCTGCCGCTGCTCTCTACTATAAGCAGAATCCCGAGCCGCCGGCGCCAGTTACCCCCTCGTCGATCGCACCCGCGGGCTGGGTCAAAGGCGGTGACTTCGGCATGCCCGGTGAGGATGAATCTTCGTCCAAGCTTCTGATCTCGAACCCTGAGGCTTGGGCTGACCAGGAAGCCGCCGGCGTCTTGACTGAGATCCGGCGGTCGGCTGCATAGCCGGAGCGCGTAGCACCTTTCGGCTTGGCGGCTTTGCCGCCGAGGCTGGTAAGAGGAGAACCTTAGATGCCGCAATTCGGCAGTGGAATTATCCCGTCGGGCGCGATTGGGAACGAGCTTGCGGCAATCACGCGCCGGGCGTTCATTCCGAGCCTCGTCGTCCAGCTCTACAAGGCTCATCCTGTCCTGTCCCTGTTGCTGGGCAACTCGCAGCGGGCCGCCGGCGGCATCAGCTCGGTTACCGTGCCGGTTCAAGGAGCCAGCTTCGTCGCTTACAGCTGGGCCGGCTTTGATGGCGTCTTCCCACAGCCGACGGATCTCACTGCGATCCAGAATGCTGAGTTCAATCTCAAGCTCGGTGTTGTCCCGATCCCCTTCCTCGGGATGGAAGCCCTGGTCCAATCAACCGAAGTCGTCATCCCTCGCCTCCGCGCTGTCATGGCAGATGCCAAAGCTGTCATGACCCAGCAGATCGCCTCAGCGCTCTATACCAACAACTCAGCCCTTCCTCTCCAGGTCGACAGCTTTGCTCAAGCCTTCGACGACGGCACAAATGTCGCCACCTATGGTGGTGTCAACCGCAACGCTAACCCGTTCTGGAAGTCGACGCTGAAGACATCTAGTGGTGCGATCAGCACTCGGATCGGCCTCGCAACCAAGATCAGCAACCTCACCCTTCTTGCTGGTGGTGAGGCCCCTGACTTTGGTGTCATGGCCTTCGGTGACTGGACGACGCTCATGCAAGACTTCATGGCCGCCGAGCAGTTCCGAACCACGCCAGGCTCCCGCTATGGGGTCGATGACCAGGTCAACGCCGGCTTCCGCTGCCTGACTGTCCTCAATGTCCCGATCTTCCCTGACCCGTTCCTCCCTCAGGGCAGCTCCTACCTCTTCAACTCCAAGTATGTCGGGATGTATATCAGCGAGGATGCACCCTTCGCATTCAGCGGCTTCCACTCAACGATCCCGAACTTCCAAATCGCCAACATCGGCGTGCTGATCGTTGCCTTCAATGTGCTTTGCACTAAGCCGGTCAGCGGGATGCAGATCACCGGCATCACCGGGAATGCTTTCTAAGGAGAACCTTTGATGGCTGCTATTCGCGGCACCGGCCTTCTGACCCAGCTGGGTGCGCTTGCGACCAACGGCGAGTCGCTGTTCCCTGGCAACTCTCGCATCCTGCCTGCTGGTGAGCTGATGGTTGGCCTTGGCCAGTACAGCTATCTCCAGATTTGGGACCCGGTGATGTCGGTGTGGAAAGTGATCCCGCGCTCGACTGACGGGGTAGCTTATGTTGACTCCGACGGCACCAACTTCCGTCTCATCAACATGAGCGGCTGCGCCGCCGGCGCCGTCATCACGAATGCTGGGACCAACTATGCTGCAACGACAACTGTCACTGCGAGTGCCGGCGGATCGCTATGGCGGCCTGTTATCGGTGGCCGGCTGAACACCTCAGTCACAGTTGTCACTGGCGGCTCCGGCTATACTTATGCCCCTCGTGTCCAGATCCCAGCGCCAGGCCCTGGTGGTGTTCCTGCCACTGCCCACACCACGCTCTCCGCCGGCGCTGTCAACACCGTCGTCATCGACAATCAAGGTGGCGGTTATGTTGGGTCGCAGACTCTGACCTTTATCACTGATCCGAGAGACCCGTCGACCACGATTGTCCCGGCGGCTCCTATCGTTCAGGCACTGACTGGTGCAGGCACGCTCTCAGCGATCCTTTGCACTGACCCTGGCACCCCTGTGACTGCGGTCCCAACCCTCACAATTACAGACCCGACGGGTGCCGGCGCTTCAGCGGCCGCCACAGCTCTGATGAACTTCTCGGTCACCGGCTACACAGTCAGCACGGCTGGCACCTTCCATGCCGGCACCGTCCTGACTTCGAGCAGCGGCACCTCACCGACTTCTGTCTCAGCGGCCAACGTCAATCCGGTCGTCGAGAAGGGCATCATCAAACCACGCAACTGCTGGATCATCCCGGCGCTCGCCACCGGCATCGTCGCCTCAGCCACGACTGCGCCGCTCAGCGTCGATGATTGGGGTATCGGCTTCCACCTAATCCCGATCCTGGTCCCACTTGATGGCACTGGCCTCTCCGGCGGCGTTTGGGCCGGCGCTGCCACCGTCGGCGGCCAGCTCGACTTTGTTTGGGCGCAGCCGCTTCGCGGCTAGCCTGTCATGAGGGTCTTGAATGGCACTGAATGCCTATATCAGCGCTGTTCAGACCCTCTTGCATGACCCGAACGCGCAGTTCTACACCTCCGCTACTCTGACCACCTTCATCAATGAAGCGCGGCAGCAGGTCGCGCTTGAGGGCGAGTGCGTCAATGGGACCGGCACACTCAACACCGTGCTCAACCAGCAGCTCTACCAGAGCACAGCGGCTACAGCACCATCAGTCCCCGCTGGGGTAGACAAGCTCATCACACCCAAGTCGATCTCCTTCCCGTTGGGTACTTTACCCAACGGGGGGCTTCTGACCCTGGAGAACCGCAACTGGGACTGGTTCAACTTCTACTGGCTTGGATTTGCTGCGCCGCCGCCGGGACCTCCAGCTGCCTGGTGCCCTCGCCAAATAGGTAAAACCAGCAGCTTTTATGTCGGTCCTAACCCTGACAGTGTCTACGTCCTTCAGATCGACGGCGTCTGGACCCCCCTTGATCTCGCTAATGATACCACAGCTGAGGCTATCCCTTACCCCTGGACTGATGCTATTCAGTTCTATGCCCTCTTTCTTGCCTATACTGACAGCCAGCGCAAGGCCGATGCTGGAGATGCCTTCAGTCTCTACGAGCAGATGATGCAGCGAGCTAGAGGAGTGGTGACTCCACTGAGAGAGGAGAAGACATTCCCTGGTGGACTTGCTGCCAGAACTCCTCCTGGAATGGCACCTGCCAGCCCCGCTGGCGGTGGGGGGCCACGGCGATGACACTCTCTGAGTATATGCAACGCCTTCAGCGCATCCTAGGGGACCAGACCTTCCAGCAGTTTAACCCCTATGACCTCCTCGACTACATCAACGAGGCCCGCAACTACGTCGCAGCTCAAGGTGAATGCGTCAGAGTCCTCTGCCCAAGTGTCTCTGGGATCAGCTCGATCACGGTGACTGCCGGCGGCACAGGCTACACGACGGCCCCTGTTGTCACGGTGGCACCCCCTCCTCTTGGCACAACTGCGACAGCTACTGCTACTCTCTTAGACACAAGCGTCTTCTCAGTCCAGGTCATCGATCCAGGCGACGGTTACGTCGCCCCGCCGAGTGTCACCTTCTCTGGCGGCGGCGGCACTGGTGCAGCAGCCTCCTCCGCTACTCTTATGCCCCTAGCTCAAGTCATCGCTGGCAAGGAGGTCTACAAGTTCACTGACTTCAACCCCTTAATTGCCAGCTCTAGTGCTCTCACTGGTGCCAGCAAGATCCTCTCAATTACTTCTATAGCTGTATCTTGGGGTTCTATGAAGCCCGCTCTTCGCTACAAACCCTGGAGTGAGTTCCAAGCCTACTACAGGGCCTACAATGTTGCAGCACAAGGCTACCCTAGGATCTGGTCCCAATATCTTCGGGGTGACTTAGGCTCTTTCTATCTCTGGCCTGTACCGTCTCAGGCTGCTCAGATGGACCTTGACTGTCTCTGCCTGCCTGCACCTATCGGGTTTGATTCAAACGAGGACTTCGACGCGATCCCCTATCCTTGGAACAATGCAGTAGCCTACAAGGCCGCCGAGATTGCAGTCTTAGGTGAGCCTGATCTTAGGGAGATGGTAGATAAATTCACAGCTCACTATGATAAGCGGATGCAGTTTGCAGCTGTTGTTTCGTCGCCGACTTCAATCCCGGACATCTATGCCTAAAGATGGCTAGAGGGCAGCAAGCTCAGCAGGAGGCCCAACCGCAGGCTGGAGCTGGCTCTGGTGAGGGGCTCCCTGCCGGGCTCCGTCGTTACACCCCATTCCCCTTCAAAGGTATCGACGCCAAGGGCTCAGTCGCTGGTATAGCTGACGACAACTTCGTCTGGCTCGAAAACATCGTCTGGATCGGCCCTGGTCAACTAGCCTTCCTCAATAGCAACAACCCCTTCCCGGTCTATACCACCACCGGCGGCCTCACTATAGCATCCTACTTCTTCTTCAGCATACCGAACTTTATCGGTGATGTGATTGTGTTTCTGTCCGACGGCTCCGCTGTCATCGTAAATCCGAATACTTTCGCGGTTACAGCCCTCGCAGGCGCTGGGACTTTTGCTCTGACGCCGACGCTCCCTGTCGCTACGCAGTGGGCCTCTAAGTATCTCCTTATCGGGGACTCAGCTGGGTATTATATCTGGGACGGGACATCATTCTACAAGCCAGGCACCTTAGCCCCGCAGGTCCTGGTCTCGTCTGGGGGGCTCAACTACTCCGGGCCGCCGACGGTCGCGATCTCCGGCGGTTCAGGGACGGGTGCGACCGCAACTGCAATTCTAGCCAATGGAAGGGTTGTTGATGTAGTCATCACCAATCCTGGCTCAGGTTATCTTCCGACAGACTCGCCGCTGCTTGTAGCTACGTTCACCGGCGGCGGCAACTCTAACAAGATAGCTCAAGGGACAGCCTCCGTCGGCGGCGGTGGGGTTGTCTCTGTCACCGTCACTGATGGCGGTACTGGCTACACCAATCAACCCTCAGTAACCTTCTCAGGTGGAGGCGCTTCTACTCAAGCAACAGGCGTCGCTCAAGGGGCGACGGTGGGAGCCCTCTCGATCGCGAATATCCTGGTTGTCACGCCAGGCGTCGGCTACACATCTGACCCGACGGTCACAATTGGAGCCCCCTCTGGTGGCGGCAACACCGCCACAGCCAATGCAACCATTGGCCTTAACGGCATCCTCTCCGTCACTGTCACCGATGGCGGAGACAGCTACGCAACTACCCCGACGGTTGTCATCACTGACCCGACGGGCTTCGGCACTGGCGCCGCCGCCGTAGCCAACATGAGTAGTGGAACCGTCGCCAGCGTCACAGTCACCAACCCAGGACAGAACTACCAAAATGCCGTCGTCCGATTTGTCGGTGGAAATCCTCTAGTTGCTGCTGCTACCCTTCAGCTTATGCCCGCCGGCGGTCAGTTCCCTGTCTCAGCCTCCGCTATTGAGACCTTCAAGAACCGCGTCTGGATGGTTAACAAGACCCACAGATTCACTTCGGCTCCAGGTTCCGTCTCCGACTTTGCTGCGACCGACGGCGGCATCATCTCTGAGAACACTGACAGCTTCCTGGCTTTCAATCTCCTTGGCCTTAAGCAAGCTGGCGGCTTCCTCTACGAGTTCGGAGACTCTTCCGTCAACGCGATCAGCAACCCAGTCACAACCATCACCAACAATCTCGCCACTACAGCCGTCACGATCACCAATGTTGATCCTCAAATTGGGTGTCTGTGGCCTCTGACTATTCAGAACTTCGGTGAAGCTATTGTCTTCGCCTCTCCTCTTGGTGTCTATGAGCTGTTCGGCAGTAGCGTCAAGAAGATTAGCACTGACCTTGACGACATCCTCGCATCAAACCTCACTCAACCACAGCTTCCCTCATCTGCAATAGTTATCATAAACAATATCAAGTTCTACGCCCTGTCGATTTTCGTCTTCGATCCGATCCAACGAATCAACCGGCAGCTTATCCTTCTCTGGGACGGCTTCAGGTGGTTCGTTGCGACTCAGGTCGCTAACATCATCTCACTTCGGACCTTGAACACCGGCGGAAACTACATCGGCTTTGGGAGTGATGGCACCAACATCTATCAATGCTTCCTCACACCGAGCACTAGCTTGCAGAAGAAGATCATCAGCAAGTTCTATGGGATAGACTCAGCTGAGCACGTCAAGCAATCCCTGAGGTTCTACTTCGCCGCTGAGCAGGGCTGTACCTATGATGTCACGATTCACGGTGAAGTTGCTGACTCAGTCTTACCAACTACGAATTATCCAGGTGCAGCAGGTCCCTCTGTTGTAAGTCCTTATGGTAATCAGCTTAACATCCAGGGTCAAGATGCACCAGCTTACGGGAAGTTCCTTGGGTGGACACTTACATCCTATACAGCGACATGCACAGTTGACTACATGGCTCTTGCTTATCGGTTCTATGCACCTTACTATTAAGGTGCCATGTCTCTTGACGCCGCCGAGGTGCGCCGACGCCTCGATGCTGCGGGGTACGATGTGCCTCGAATTGAGGGCCTAAGCGAGACGCTTGGGCTTGATTTGTTTGAGTTTCTAGCGGTCTGGGCTCCTCTCCTTGAGGAGAAGGAACCCGAGCCGCCGGCGAAGCCGGCGTGGTGGATCAGACTTTGGAGGTGGTGTCGTGAGCGACCGAACTGAGAACGTCTTCGATGGCTCAGCCGACGAGCGCCAAGCCGGCGATATCCAACCTAGCCGCTTTCGACCTCGCTACCGCTCTCTCATCCACGACGAAGTAGCGCTCCACGACGCAATCAAAGAGCAAGCCGTCGTACTTGAGAATCTCTTCCTTCAAGTCAAAGCTGGACGCTATCGTGCCCTTGCTCTGACTGAGCTTGAAGCGTCTATCATGTGGATCATCAAGGAGTTAACTTCATGAGCAATCATAGAGGCGGCCGGGCATGGCCGACAGAGACCAGCGGCGAAGCCCGCAACGTCACAGTCAATGGAACAGTGCGAAGCACCGGCGACCAACGCACATACAGCAATGGGTTTATGCAGAAGGGAGATGCCGGCACTAAGCCGACGGCGGCTCCTTTCCGGCCTGGTCAAGCTAACACCAACCGAACAGGCGAAGGCAGCGACGGAGGTTATTGAGTGCCTCTTGCCTTGATTCAGACTCCTCGCTACACAGCTGAGGCTCTGGCACTCTTCAGCTTCGCGCATGCACGTGACCATGATGAGATCGACGATGCTCTCAAGGCGCGAGGAGTTGACTCGCCAGCTGTGCCGCTTGACCCGATGCCGCCGCTTGACGCCGCTGGTCCTTGGCTCCTCAACCATCAGCTCAAGCACGACGCCATGAATCAAGCCCTTGGCCTAGACAGCTCTGACTTGACTGGCTTCGACCTAACTACTGAGGCTGGTTTCGAGGCGTTTGCTGGAGAGAACTTCTCTGACCACGACTCAGCTCGCCAGAGGCTAAACATATGAGCCTCACATGAGTCTGACCGCTATTCATCCAGCGCCTGTCGAGCTGATCCCAGCGTTGATTGAAGGTCTGTCCTCAGCTGACCGGACTGAACTCTTTACTTTAGCGCAGGGTGATCCTAGTGGGGCGCTCTACGTGGCTCTAGAGAGATCCAGCTATAGCTTCTGTTATATGTTAGGTGAGTCACCGGCCGCCATCGGGGGCCTTATTCATCAGGAGTATGGGAAGCCATCTCAGGTTTGGATGATCGCTTCTACTCCTCGACTTGAGCATGCAAAGAAATCCTTTCTCATGATGAGCCGAAAGGAGCTTAGAGAAATCCAGCGGCACTCAGACGCGCACAAGATTATCACCGCCGTCGACTGCCGCTGGCGCAAATCAATCCGCTGGCTCAAGTGGCTTGGGTTCAAAGAGACTGGGGTCGAGGTTAACATAGGAACTAGAATAGCATGGGTTCTGGAGATTGGGCCATGACAGTTGCGGACCTTATGTGGCTGCTGCTCA